GGGCAGTAAGATATCGTCCAGGACAAGGTGCTCTTGCAAGATTTACTGCAAAATTTGATGAAGGTAGAACTGGTTATACTCAAAGAGCAGGATTTTTTACACAAGAACAAGCTCTTCAAGTTGGTTTTAATACTAATGGTAGATTTGGCATTCTTCGTGAAAATGGTGGGAAAGCACATATTCATATATTTCATGTAACCTCTGCTGCAACTGGAACAGAAAGTATTACTGTTACTCTTGCTGGAGTTGCTAAAACTGTTTCTATACCAACAGGAACAACAATTCAGAATTCAACAGGAATTGGCACCAATACTTTTCCTGGATGGGTTGTTGATTATAATGACTCTGACATTATTTTCTTATCTCAAAGTGTTGGCCCAAAATCAGGAACTTTTTCAATTGCAAGTTCTGGAACATTAGTAGCAACATCAACCACTGCTCAAACTGGAGTTAACCATACAAGTAATTGGACTTATCAAGAAGATTGGAACTTTGACACTTTAACTGGTATTGGAGGAACCACCAATCCATCAGGAGTTACACTCAATCCTCAAAAATTAAATGTCTACCAAATTAATTTTAGATGGTTGGGGGTTGGTGAGATGAGATTTGCAATTGAAAATCCAATTACAGGTGATATGATGCCCATTCATCATATTCACTACTCTAATGCTAATGATGATGTTCATTTAGACAATCCATCACTTAAGATTGGATATGTTGCTGCAGAAATGACTGGAAACACTGGTTTAGGTGTAACAGTATCAGGTGCTTCTATGATGGGAGCTATTGAAGGTATTATTAATACTACTACATTCCCAGTTGCAGTTTCTCGTTCAAAGACTGGTAATATGAATACAACCGATACAATTTATCATCTGTTGACTATTAAAGGTAATTTAATCACAAATAATAAAATTAATACAAGAGAACTTTTAATTAAAAGAGTTACTGGAGGAGCAACTGCATCTGCTTCAGCTCCTTGTTTCCTATATCTCTATATTAATCCAACATATTCCACAGATAAACTAGATTTCATACCAGTAGGAAATGCATCTTCATACTCTACAACTGATGCTACAATTACAGGTGGAACTCCAATAGCAATGTTTAATTTAGCTTCTGGATCTCCAGATACTTTTGATTTAGATAATTTAAGAGTTGCTATACCACCTCAAACAAAACTTGCTGTTGCAATGTCATCAAGTAACGTTATACAACAAGCAGATTGTGCATTAACATTTATTGAAGATTAAAAGAGTTTTAACATGCCTGACAACATTTATCTTGGTAACCCTTTATTAAAAAAAGCAAATACGCAAATTGAGTTTTCACAAGAACAAATTGTTGAATTTGTTAAGTGTAAAAATGATCCTGTTTATTTTGCAAAAAACTATGTTCAGATTGTAACTTTGGATCATGGTTTGCAATTATTTAAACCATATCATTTCCAAGAGAAGTTAATTAGAAACTTTCACCACAACAGATTTAACATTTGTAAGATGCCTCGTCAAACAGGTAAATCTACAACTGTTGTATCTTATCTTTTACATTATGCTATCTTTAATGATAATGTAAATATTGCTATTCTTGCAAACAAAGCATCAACTGCAAGAGATTTATTATCAAGATTACAAACTGCGTATGAAAACCTGCCAAAGTGGCTACAGCAGGGTATCTTAGCATGGAATAAAGGTTCTATGGAGTTGGAAAATGGATCAAAGATATTGGCAGCATCTACATCTGCAAGTGCTGTCCGAGGTGGATCCTATAATATCATATTCCTTGATGAATTCGCATTCATTCCAAACCATATTGCAGACCAATTCTTTGCATCTGTTTATCCTACTATTTCTTCTGGTCAAAGCACAAAAGTCATCATAGTTTCTACGCCAAATGGCATGAACCACTTCTATAGGATGTGGCATGATGCTGAACGTGAAAGAAATGAATATGTTCCTACTGACGTTCATTGGTCTGAAGTTCCAGGAAGAGATGAGAAGTGGAAAGCACAAACCATTGCAAACACTTCAGAACAACAGTTCAAAACAGAGTTTGAGTGTGAATTTTTAGGTTCTGTTGATACACTGATTGCACCAAGCAAACTGAAGAGTTTGGTTTATGATGATCCAATTAAAAGAAGTAAAGGTCTTGATGTTTATGAAGATCCAAAAGAGAATCATGATTACCTTGTAACTGTTGATGTTGCTCGTGGAGTAGGCATTGATTACTCTGCGTTTGTTGTAGTGGATATAACTACATTCCCCCACAGGATTGTAGGTAAGTATAGGAATAATGAAATTAAACCTATGCTTTTTCCAAGTGTGATTGTAGATGTAGCAAAGGCATACAATAATGCATTTATCCTCTGTGAAGTCAATGATGTTGGAGATCAAGTAGCAGCAATTATTCAGTATGATTTAGAATATCAAAACCTTTTAATGTGTTCTATGCGTGGTAGAGCAGGACAGATTGTAGGTCAAGGATTTTCTGGCAAGAAAACTCAACTTGGATTGAAAATGTCCAAGACAGTTAAAAAGGTTGGGTGCCTCAATCTCAAAACTATTATTGAAGAAGATAAATTGATCTTTAATGACTATGAAATTATTAGTGAGTTAACTACATTTATTCAAAAACATAATTCTTTTGAAGCAGAAGAAGGTTGTAATGATGACTTGGCTATGTGCTTAGTCATCTATGCTTGGTTAGTTGCACAGGATTACTTTAAAGAATTGACTGAGCAAGATGTTAGGAAAAGATTATATGAAGAGCAAAAAAATCAAATTGAACAAGACATGGCACCATTTGGATTTGTCTTAACTGGGTTTGAAGATAAGGCAGAAGTTGATGTAGATGGAGACCTTTGGCATCTTGATGAGTATGGAGATAGGTCCCATGAATTCTCTTATATGTGGGAATACAGGTAAAAGGAGAAATTTATAAATACTTGTAGAGCAAAATGAAGCATTTAGAGGAGTCAAAATGGCGTTAAGCTTAGCATCTCCAGGAGTTAAAGTTAGAGAAGTTGATTTGACCAGAGGTGGAGTTACAAATACGACATCTTTATCAGCAGGTATTGCTGCACCTTTTTCAAAGGGTCCTGTCAATCAAGTAATTACCATTACTAATGAAAATGAGTTAGTAACTGTTTTTGGACAACCATCTTTAAGCAACTACCATTATGAGTCATGGTATTCTGCTTCTAACTTTCTCTCATATGGGGGAAGTTTAAAGGTTGTTAGATGTAGTGGCACCAACCTTAAAAACTCAAATGCTGGAGTTGGAGTAGCATCTACATCTCTTACTGTTAACAACTTTGATGAGTATCAAGCTTCTACTCCAACTTCATACTATTGGGCAGCAAAAAATCCAGGATATTGGGCAGAAGGAGTCAAAGTTTGCGTAATTGATAACTTTGCAGATCAAATTATCTTAGTTGATGATGTTACAGATATTCAAGTAGGATATGGAGTAACTCAAGCATTATCTGGAACTATCCCTGGAGTAGGAACTACTTCAGTAGCATCTGGATATCTTAAAGGAATTATTACTGGAGTTGGAACTGGATATGGCCTCCCAACAGCATCTCACATTTCAGTAAAAGTATTATCAACTGTTGGCGCAACAACTTCTTCAGTAGAATATACTGAAAATGGTGTTTATTCATTCAATTCTGATGAGACTTTGGGGTGGCACCTTCCTTCAGATCCTGATGTAGGAACTCCTTCAGCTATTGTAAATGTAACTTCAGTTTCTGATTGGTACAACTCTCAAAATATTCTTGATGTTGCTAAAGGGGATTATACAACTATTCCTTGGAGAAGCATTGCTACTAAACCAAGAACTAATGGATATGTTTTAGAAAAAGGTGGTGGAAATGATTCCTTCCACGTTGTAGTTGTTGACAGTAAGAAAGTAGGAAATATTTCAGGAACAACTCAAGCAATTCTTGAAAAGTTTTTAAATCTTTCCAAGGCTATTGATACTAAAATTTCACCATCACAAAATGTCTATTATAAGGACTATCTTGCATACAATTCAAATTACATTTATGCAGGAAAATCAATAGGTGATACTGCTGATGCTTATTGGGGTACTACTCCAGTTGCTACTAAATTTAGTTCTGCATTCACTGCTCAAAATCTCACATCTGGCATTTGGGGAACAGTTGCTGAAGGAACTACATTTAACTCTGTTGGAAATGTATCATTTGAACTTTCAGGAGGTAAAGATTACAGTGGAACCAATAATATTGGAGGGTTTGCAGTTTCTCTGACAAATATTACAGATGCTTATGATGAACTTGCAAATGAAACTGAAGTTGCTATTGATTTCTTACTTCAAGGAAGCACTGCATTAGGCAAAGAGCAAGAACAAGCAAAAGCAAATTATTTAATTTCTATTGCAGAATCAAGAAAAGATTGCCTTGCATTCATCTCACCAAGTAGAGAGCAAGTTGTAAATGTATCTTCTTCTGCAACTCAACTTTCTAAGGTTTTAGAATTCTTCAGCCCTCTGAATGCTTCATCATATGCAGTATTTGATAGTGGGTATCAGTATGTCTATGACAGATACAATCAGCAGTTTGTATATATTCCATGCTCTGCTGATGTTGCTGGACTGTGTGTAAGAACAAGTATTGAACAATTCCCTTGGTACTCACCAGCAGGTAGTGCTAGAGGTGCATTAAAGAATACAATTAAACTTGCATACAATCCAAATCAAAATGCAAGAGATCAACTTTACTCACAAAGAATTAACCCAATCATTTCATCTCCTGGTTCAGGGACTATTCTTTTTGGTGACAAGACTGCCCTTCCATATCAGTCAGCATTTGATAGAATCAATGTTAGAAGATTGTTCATCACTCTTGAAAAATCAATCAAAGGAGCAGCAAATGCTCAACTCTTTGAATTCAATGATGCAACTACAAGAGCAAACTTCATCAATATTGTTGAACCTTATTTAAGAGATGTTCAAATCAAGAGAGGCATCACTGACTTCCTCCTTGTTTGTGATGAAACAAATAACACCCCTGATGTTATTGATAGAAATGAGTTCATTGCAGATATCTATGTGAAGCCTGCAAGATCAATCAACTTTATTGGTCTTACCTTTGTTGCTACCAGAACTGGGGTTTCCTTTGAAACAATTGTTGGTACAGTTTAATTTAATCAGGAGAAACTAAAATGGCTACTTTTCAACAAAGAACTATTGATGCCTTTAAGACAAAGTTAAAGGGTGGTGGTGCTCGTAGTAACCTCTTTGAGGTAAGTTTTGGGGCAGAAGCAGGTGGTCTTCCTGGAACAACTGCTACCACAACTGGAGCAACTAACTCAGTGTTTTCACAATTAGGGGTCACTTTTGATGAAGGAGATCTGATGTTAATTAAGGCAGCTGGTATGCCTGCTTCTAACATCACTGAAATTCCAGTTCCTTTTAGAGGAAGAACTCTTAAAATTGCTGGAGATAGAACCTTTGATGTTTGGACTATCACTATCATCAATGATACTGATTTCAAATGGAGAAGTTTCTTTGAAAGATGGGTTAATTATATTGTCAAAGTTTCTGATGGATCTGGTACTATCAATCCATCAGAGTATATGGCAGACATGAATGTCACCCAACTTTCAAGAGGTCCTGGTGTTGCACCAAATGTTGCAAACTCTTCTAATATTGATGTACTGAGAAAATACATTGTTCATGGTGTATTCCCAACTGCAGTATCACAAATTGATGTTTCTTACAACAATGAAAATGAAATTGAAGAATTTACAGTAGATCTGCAAGTACAGTGGTGGGATGCACTTGATTCAACTGGTGCAACTCAGTTAGGTACAGATCCTCAAGTTTTGAACCCTCTATAAATAATAGAAAGATAGTTAACA